AAGATCAGGCCAGTACAAGAAGCTCAACGTGCTTGCGATCAAGGAAGGTGAGCTCATAAGATTTGATCCCTTGAACGAGGAGATCGAGGTCAACCTGATTGAGAACGAGGTCGAAAGGGAAAAGGCCCCCACGATCGGATACTATGCGATGTTTGAGTATACCAACGGCTTCCGCAAGGCTATGTATTGGAGCCGTGAGAAGATGGAAAGCCATGCCGAGAAGTATTCACCGGGATACAAGGCAAAGAAAGGCTTCACCTTCTGGGAGAAGGATTTTGATGCTATGGCCTACAAAACCATGCTCAGACAGCTCATAAGCAAGTGGGGAGTCATGAGCATCGAGATGCAGTCAGCTCTTGATTCGGATATGGCAGTGATAAACGAGGACGGCACCAAGACCTATGTCGAGAATGATGACGATATCATCGATACCGAGGCAAAAGAGGTCGAGCCTGCTGCCCCGGTAAAGGAAAAGAAGCAGGCTAAGCCCGCTGATGATGCGGCAGCTGCATTATTTGGCGATCAGAAATAGGTAACTATTAACCATCATGCTAATACAATTTGTATCACGACAGTTGTAAGTCATTTCGTAGCCCCTGCTGCCTCCCTGCGGCAGGGGAGAAAGGAGAAAAGGATGTATAAGGTAACGGTTTTCAAGACAGAAAAAGGAACGACTGTTTATGCAGTGACCGGGTTTAAATTTACAGGCACAACAGGATCTATAGAGCTGGCGATCGACGAGGTTATCCGCTATAAGAAGGAAAGCTTAAAAAAGGCAAAAACTCATTATGATGCCACTCCGGCAGTAATTGCTCCTTATAAGGATGGCTTTGATGGCCTTTATTTACCTGGTGAAATAAAGAACAAAAAAATTGAGCCCTGCATCATGGTATGGAAGAAAAAACTATATGGCAGAATGGCGTAATTACAACAGCAGAGGATATGTGAAATATAAAAACCACAAAACAGTCGTTGACGGGATCCAGTTCGACAGCCGGAAGGAAGCTCGCAGGTGGCAGGAGTTAAAACTTGCGGAGGCAGCAGGCGCGATCGGTAATTTGCAGCGCCAGGTTCATTTCGAGCTGATCCCGGTACAACGGGAGCCTGACACTCGAGGCCCAAAGGGCGGCCTTAAACAAGGCAGGGTTATTGAGCGCAAGGTCGAGTATGTTGCGGACTTCGTTTATACCGATCTGCATACAGGCAGCACAGTGGTTGAAGATACAAAGGGAATGAGGCTTAAGGATTATGTGATTAAGCGGAAGCTTATGCTTTACATGCATGGGATCCGCATCAAAGAAATTTAAGGGGGTAAAGTACATGAAATTAACAGATTTGATTTACGAAAAAATGAAAAAAAGCCCATATTTAAGGGATAGCGATAAGGATCTGTATCTTGCTGTATGTAGCGAGCTTAATCCTTCTGCATTATACAAGCCATTTCACAAGGTAATGTTTGACCTTAAAAGCTACGGCTTGCCATCGATCGAGACGGTGACGAGGCTCCGCAGGAAGGTACAGGCAGAACATCCAGAGGTCAGACCATCAGATCAGGTGGCTGAATGGCGAGCAGCTAAGGAAGAAATGGCAAGGCAAGGGATTTATGCATGAGCGAGAATTTAAGATTCTTAAAATTATATAACAAGATGCTCACATGGGAATGGTACGATGATGTGAACACCTGCCGCCTGTTTATCCATTGTCTCTTGAAGGCAAACTGGAAGTCAGGGTCATGGCATGGGATTAAATATGAGCCCGGTCAGTTTATCACAAGTCTCGCAACCTTAGCAAAAGAGACAAACTTGAGCACTAAGCAAGTCAGAATCGCGTTAGAGCACCTTAAGAGGACAGGCGAAGTGGCAGACTTGCGGCAAAGCAATTACCGCATAATTACTGTGCTTAAGTGGGATGACTATCAGACCGAGGGCAAACCTTCGGGCAGACTTAAGGCAAACCAAGGGCAAACCAAGGGCAAACCAAGGGCAACAGATATAGATAATAAAGATATAAAAGAAGATATAGATAATATTAAGACATATTACGCAGATAATCCTGCCCTTAATGAAGCCTTCACGGAATATGTGAAGATGAGGAACAAAATCAAGAAGCCCATGACTGACCATGCAATAGAATTGGCAATCAATAAGCTCGGTAAACTGGCAGCAGGCGATGACAATAAGGCCCTTGAGATAGTAAACCAGAGCATCTTGAATGGATGGCAGAGCTTTTATCCTCTGAAAGAGGAAGGCAGCAGGCAATCGGGAGCCATAGATTGGAGCAAAGTATGACGAGAGATGACACAAAAGGACTGATAAGAAAAATAATGAATCTATACCCGCAGTGGAATCCGAAGAATCTGACAGAGACAGTCAATGACTGGCATCAGTGTCTTAAGGATATTGACATCAAAGATGCCGAATCGGAGCTCACCCGGTACATACAGAGCGACAAGGGTGTGTATCCTCCGAGCGTGAGTAATCTGATCCCAAAAAAGAACGAGGTATATGGTTTTGTCGGCAGATCATACCCGAAAGAGTTTTTTGAGGAGTTGGAAAGAGAGGCGACACGAATATGACACACATATTAAATGACATGGAGATAAACAAGGTTAAAGAGGAGATGTGTGACAATTACTGCAAGATGCCAATTGAAGCATCAGATAAGGAGGAGCTGGATGAGTTATGCAAGTATTGTCCGCTTAATAACCTGGAGGAGGGGCATAGCGAATTATGACAAACCTTGAACGGGCGAAAAAGTGTGTTGATAAATGCGTTTCAGATTGGAACAAGACCACATTATCCGACATTGAAAAATGGTCGATGGAGCAGTACATCATTTGGGGCATGGTCGATATGGCATTATATTTTCTTAATTTTGACGATTATAACAAACTAAAGCAGTACATCTACGATGAGTATGGATACAATGTGGGAGGTGTTCAAACAAAGGAGGATGGTAAATAGATGGGTAGGGGCAGAAGATGGACCAAAGATGAAGTCAATCTTTTTTACCTGAATAAGTCGGATGAAGAGATAGCTATAAAAACCGGGCGCACCCAAGAGGCAGTAAGAATGAAACGGCAGTATATGAAGTTTAAATACGTTAAGCCTGTTGTCAACGAGGTATTTTTTAACCCGTATAAGGATCTGACTCAAGAAGAAAAGGTCCGGCGCATAACGGATATGGCGAAAAGGTTTCAGGTGAAGCTGAAGGAGGAATAATGGGATGGAAGATAGAGCGATAAGCCTAAATGACATAAAAGAAGCAATGGGCATACTTAAAACAGAGTGTGAATTGCAAATAGCCGAGAACGATACCAAAAGCAGATTATTGATTAGTAATTTATTTTGCAAGATGTTGGAAATAATAAGGGTTTTGCCACCCGTACCACCAACGCAGATGATTGATAAATCCAATTTTAGCCAAGAGCAATACAAGATGGATTTACAGAGTGCTTATGATTGCGGAAGGGCATCCGTAACACAGTCAATAAGGGATCAAGAATTACATCAATACGATGCTGATAAGTTTTGCCCTAAATGTGGCTGTCCTATGGAGATTGAGAGGTGAAGTATGGATAAAGAACAGACAAAACAAGCAATACTTGGATTTGCTGAATTTTTCAAAGGGATAACTGGTAATCAAGATTTAAAGATACCAAGTGAGATAGCTGAAAAATATGGGATAGAAACTATGAATTATAAACACCCTAAATGTTACAAAGGGATTAGACAGGCAGAACTGACACAGGATTGTATGAAGGTATTTGTGGAAAATAACTGCTTGAAGTGTTCAGAATTTTGCGGTAAAGAGCATGACTTTGAGAATTGCAAGCCACTTTATGATAAGTGTCCGAAGCCGTTGAAGTATCCACCGTATCTTCATCCGCAAGAATTTATCAAGTTAGAAAGTGAGGAATAGCATGGATAGACTAAAACTTTGTCCGTTTTGTGGCGGTAATGGTCATGTATCAACACGGGATATGATATTTTACGGTCAGAACGTAATTGGCAACAAAAAAATAAAGTATGGCGCACAAGTTATCTGTAATAGATGCCATGCAAGGGGCGGTATTGCAACAGCAATTATTATTACAGACAGGGCAGATACAAGAACCGAAATGGATAAATTAAGAGAACGTGCTATTAAAGCGTGGAATAAGGAGATATGAGCATGGATAGACTAATAAGCGAGAAATCCGTAATGGAAGTCATATACGGATGTGATTGGTTCATAGATGAGGAACGCGCAGAAGTTATCAAGGAGCGGATTAAGGCTATACCGTCAGCAGAGCCAAAGACAGGCTATATATCCATTGATGATGTAATGTCAGTATTTGATGATTATATGTGCGGTGAAGTTGACGAGGAAGGAACAGACACGTTTTTGGAAATGCTAAGAGATAAAGCAGAGCAATATCCACAAGAGCCAAAGACAGGGCATTGGATTAAGTCAATGAGGCACGAATGCACTTATTGGGATAGTGATGATAATAAGTTATAT